ACTTGGGATCAATGTCAGGCGGAGTGACACCGTCAGTTCCGGCCACGGCCATGCCCAAACGATTCATGGTGTAGTCGTTGTTCCAGCGCTCGCCGTCGCTGTACACGTGCAGCCCGCGCGTGCCTGACTGCTGCCGCTTGGTTATCCGGGCATTGGGCAGTCGGAGTTCGGTGACAAAATCGCGTGCTCGCATCGCGCGCCTTTACCTTACTGCCGCGCTGCCGGAGCTCTGAGTTCCTATCTCAGTGACAGTGAAATTAGATCCGGACACAGTCATGCGATTGCTGACACCCACATAGACATCACGTATAGAATCAGCTGGAATTTGTGTGGCCTGGCTGAACAGATTACCAGTGGCCGCGACTGGATAATCGATCCAAACATTATAGGTCACAGCAGTGTTGCCGGTTGCCAAGCGCACTTTGTCGGTGTAGACCACCGCATTGGCCATGGATGTATAAACATTGGCTGACATTTAAGATTCCTTTACCATTTGCGACACGACCAGTAACGTGCTGTGGTCTTGTCTTTGGCGGTGTCACACCGATGCCGCGCACGAAAACTGCGTCGACGATCGGGATCACTTTTCTTGATGCGCATGTTGGGATCACCAAAATTGACTTTTTTCACATTTCCTGTGGAAGGATCCTTGACATAGACCTTGAACTTTTTGACGTCGCCGCGTGTGGGCTTGTTGAGATCAACGTCCCTGCCTTGATATTCTGCTTCGTCGAGCTGATCACCAAACTCGTCTACCAGATAGTCCATGACACGCTCCAGCAATTCTTCGTGATCATCATCATAGAGGCGATGTTCGACAGCAATGTCGTTGGCGATTTCTTGCACCATCTGCCCGGCCGGAGAAGTAGATGTCATGAGATCATAGAGCGCATCAAAATCTTCGCGATCCGCGATCTCTCCCAGTTCTATAGCAATCTCGCTCATGACTCCTTCACCTAGTGAATAACCCATGCCACGATTACTGCCTACAGCGCCGTATCTCTTGATATCCTCAAATACTATACCATAAGATTCCAACAAAGCATCTGTTTCTTTGTTGGTTTCGACCACGATAGCGTTGACATATTTTGCCACGATCCTACACTCCACTATCATCTGCTCGCGCAGCTCAAAATCAAACTCGTCGCCAATCTGGGGTTCTTGCTGTTCCGCCAATACTTGTTCAATGTAGGTTTCAAATAGAGTCATTATTTTACTCGCTGATAAAGATCCATCAATCGCTGTTGAGTCTTGGCTTGCATGTCCTGCATGGTTTCGCCTAGATTGAGAGTGTGTGCGGTCTTGCCCAGTGCAGGCATGGCCAAAGGATTATCTCCGGCATTGTTGGGATTTACCTGCAGTTTTTCGCGATTCAGTCCACCAGATATCTTGTTCAAAAGATAATCCATGCTCATGGTATCAGTGTTGTCAGCTGAGTTGGCCAGATCCTCTTCTACGGTTTCACAACCACAGGGCTTTTGTCCGCAGGTCGAACATGAACTTGCATCAGGGCTGATGCCAGCCATGGCCAACAGATTCATCAGCTCTGACGCATGTTCACCAGAGGCTGTGACTGTGGTTGTGGGTTCACCTTCGGTACTATTGCTGGTACTGATGTTCAGGCTTTCCTCCACTTGCTGCAGTGAGCGAGCAAATGCTGCTTCGTAAACTCCTTTGCCAAAGATACCTTTGCTGCTGGTAGACTGTGCACCAGTGGCCACTGATCCGGCTGTGGTTGTTTCATCCACTTCTTCGGTTTTCTTGGCAGGCAGTCCTTTTTCTTTGGTCTTGGCAAACTTCTTGAGCTCGCTGCCTGACATCTTGGCCATTTCTTTGCTGGCACCGCGCAGTTCACTTTTAGGAATGTCGCCCTTCTTAGCAGCATGGGCGATACCAGCAGCTCGGCGCTGTGCCTTGCTAACGGCTTTCTCGGCCATCATTTCGTCGCCTTCGGGTCGATTGGCCTTGAGATAGTCACGAGACGAGTCAATGTACTCCTTGGCCAAGGAAATCTTCTTCTGCACCCACTCTGGCAAGTTTTCATCAGCGTCTAAGATGCCCTGGAGTTCTTCAGCAGCGTCCTCAATAGTACGTGCCTGGCTCATAGCCATTTCACCTTCTTCGTCGTACTCGTCGCGATCGTAGTCCTCCGCCACACCTTCTTTGCGAGTCATGAGCTTTGAACGACCTGTGGGACCTTTGGCACCGATGGCACGTTTGCTGCCTTTGGGACGACCGCGGCCGCGCTTCTCACCTGCGGGTTTGTCTTTCTTCTGACCATCTTCGTCGTTCTCGTTCTCGTCCTCACCTCGGCCATAGCCGGTCTTTCGGCGCTCGCCGTATTCGGTGTCCAGCTTTGAGAGCTCTTCGCGACCTTTGGGATCCTTCATCACACTAGGTGCATACCGTTTGCGGAAACGTGTGAGTGGATCATCCAGGGGCGAAGGATCAGCACGAGCTTCGTCCATTTCGCCGCCTTTTACTGGATAGGTCTTGCCATCTACCTTGAATTGTTTGGCACCCGCAGCTTTGGCCTTGGCCAATTCGCCCGAAAACTCATTGCCTTCATTGGGCTCTTCGTCGATCTGCTTGCCACGCTGTACCGCCTGGCGCTCCAGGCGATCCAGGGTCTTGTGGTCAGTGGCACGCAGTCGGCGTTCACGTTTACGATCGGGATCATCAAGTCCATGATGGCGACGATATTCTTCGTCATCTTCGGGGCCCTGTTGATAGTCCAATGCCTGTGGATTTCTAGCCTCGTCTACTTCTTTGGCAGCTTTGGCTATAGGCTCTGTGCGATTGCCATCTTTGTCAATGTCTGGAAAATCAGGTTTGGTAGATTTTCTTTCCAACAAAGTCAGTCGGTCCAGTATTTCATACATGTTGTTCATATCAATATCCTTGTTTCCTAAAACCAGTCTCGGGACGAGGTGGGCGTTTGATTGTGGTCATGGGGCTCTTGATACCCATGGGCAAATCATTAGTGGTTTCAGCTGGGGGAGTCTTGCCTCCAGCTACCACAAAAGCAGCATCAGCTGCTGAATTTTTCACTACTTGTTTGTCGGCACCAACAGCAGCATAATCTTTCTTGGCCGATTTCTGTTCGGCATTATCACTGGGATACGCCGAAGTAAGCAGATCTTTTTGATCTGCTATGCCCATTAGTTCTCGATCCATAGCTTCATCATGGTCACGTTGTACCATACAGATGCGATCAACATCCAGACCCAGCAGCTTGGCCATTTCCTGTACTTGTTGAAAATTAGCAGGATACCGGAATGATACATCCATTAGACTCACGCTTTCATTGGGGAATGCCGGAAAGTCTTGAGGGCGGCTCATGACTGGTGTTTTCTTGACTTCGCCCATGCTTTCGGGATCAAATTTTTTCAACGCGGCCTTGAACGCAGACAAAAATCCGTCAGGTAAATCACCGCATATTTTGATACGATAGCTGTGAGTCTTTTGGTTTTCAGTTAGATATGATTTGAATGATTTCATGATAAGATCCTATGTGTTATTTATCGTTGGACTTGGTTTCGCTGGGCCGCTGAATCAAGGTACGAAGTAGTTCATTGCGATCTAAAACCCGTCCTTGTCCGGTAGGAGCAGCTTCTTCGATGCCAGAATCTTGATCCAGTCGGGCCTTTTTAAGTTGCAGCTCTATCATCTTGAGTTTTTTATTGAGCTTGGCATTTTTGGCTGTGATGGCATGACCCAGCATCTGGCTGGCAACTGTGAATATTTCGCTGGCATACCTCGAATCCACATTCATGCCCAGGTCCATGAGATTCTGGAACTCGGCCGTGGCCTTGGCAGCTAGGTCATCCATTTCTGCATCACTGGATTCCAACCCCCGCACAGCTGGCAATGCTTGTTCGATCTTGTCCAGCGTGGCCAGAGTGTCTGGCAATATTGGCAAGTTATTGGCAAAGTCGTTGCCAGGTTCGCATTGATCGCTGTCTACGACACCATCGTTGCTGGTATCTATATCAAAAATCTCTTCGAGTTTACGGGTCATCCCGTATTTACCGACGTTTTCCGCCCTTGTGGAACATCTCGTTTTCGGTAATGACTCTGAACACTATGCCGGCACGCCGACACCAGGCCTGTGCTGCCTGCCACTTGGCCTGATTAATGATGGCAGCTACTCGGTCAGCTGGTCTTGTGCGTTCTGTAATAGTGGTCTGGCTCTGCGGTTTGATCTCCACTAGTTCTGTGCAGATTTTGTTGTTTCGAGTGCGATATCTAAGAAACACATCAGGAATATAGCTGGTGATTTTACCAGTCATGGGATGGCGGTATTTGATGGCGATGGCTTCTGACGCCCATTCTAGCACAGCATCATTGTTGTCGCAGAACTGAAAGAACTTCCATTCCCAGCCAGATCGATATCTTGGCTGGCCCTTGCCCACATACTTTTGGGGATTGCGCAGCTTGTAGCTGCCCTGCAAAAACTGTGTCATGGCAAGGCATTACGGGCTGCCCATGAGTTGGGTAACACCACAGAACTTATACCATAAAGAGTGCTGAGGCTCCGCAGACCGTTGAGATAATAACAGATGGTATTGGTCAGCCGAACCGCATCTTGATCCTTGATGTTGTCCAATAGAGTCAACACCGGAGTGTTGCTTTGTTGTGCGATTCTGAACAAACTCACAGTGAAATCGCCGGCAGCTTTGCTGTCATTATACACTGATTTGAGATAACTGTTGACCACATCGTATTCGTTGCCGTTGACGATTTGTTCAAACTGATAAAATTCGTCGAAGATCCTGACTGATGTGTCTTTGGCTGGGTTGGTATTGTTGACCGATGGCATCAAGTGTTCCTTGGAGGTACCGGAAATATTGGCGTCTGGAGTAGGCCTTGTATCGAACTGGTGAGATTTCGTGTATTTTGCTGACCGCCTGCTATACCTCTAAGGGTGTCTGTGACTGCTCCGCGTGCTTCCTCGTTGACGATGGCCCTCAAGTCTTGACCTTTGAAAGTTTCATAGGTTCGACCCGCTGCTTGAATCGCACCTATGGCCCCTGCCACGGTACCGGATTCAAGATCACTGATGATGCCGATTCCGGCATCCAAGAGTCCACCTTGACCAAGCACGCTGCGTGTGCCACCAGGACGACTTAGGGTACTGGGTTCGGTGTCATAGGCATTGACATCAGCAAACCCAGACACATTGGTATCTGGCCTTGATCCACCAATGGCACCTGCGTAATATTTCACTGTTTCGTAGGCCACAGTCATGGTATTTTGCATCACTCCGTCACCGGCACTGTAATCATAGCTGTCATGATTCCATTCAGTGATCAGTGGATTGATCAAAACATATTCAACAAATTTGTGCTGGTTAAATCCATAGATACTGATATCACGGAAAAAAGCTGGCTTGCCGCCTTGGGTGTTGCTGCTGCTATCTGAAAAACTTTCACCGATAAATCCCCAATCATTGACCGACCGATTGCCGGTATAGATATCTCTGTCCAATAGACTACCACCATTTGATCCTAATGCATAGGCTCCAGGGCTGCCATTGGTGTTGCTGACATTTCGGTATTTTTGATTGGGATCCTTGTAGTAATAACTGTAGTAGTTGTACCACAGGGTCCGGATAAGATCGCCGCCGTCGTCGTGGAATACGATCTTACTGGGTTGGTATTCAATCTTTTTCTGTATGACTCGTTTGCGATTGTATTGATTCAAGGTTTCGGTATCAACGCTGAATCTCGGTAGATCCACTTCTTTGACCAAGAGACCGATAGTGGACTTGTCTTCACCTAATACCTTGCTTAACTGCGGTATCTGTTCGTAGTTGAGACGGAAGTAAACATGAAATAGAAACTTGAACCTCGGGGCGTTAGCATACCCGTTGGTTCGAAAAGTCTTACTGGCATGGCGATAATCTTTGAGATAATCGTTGCCAAAAAACGCGCTTAAAAAGTCTTGGCCGAACGCCATGGCGATTATGAGCTTGCTGTTCCTGTGATCACTGTGCCGGCTGCTCGAGCTACCTATGAACCAATTCCTGTTCCCAACGGTGTCTGTACAGCGTTGTCAAAACGTATCTGCATGGCAATGGTCACGGGCTCGCTGGCACCATAGTTGAGATCGTTGTAGTTGACATTGTTGAGATAGCAACCATACATTTCCCAGGTTTCCAGCACAGTGGGTTCGCTGGCTCCGTTGCCACCGTCCAGTATTTCACATCGTGTGAGAAATTTGTAGTCAATACCAGCCGCTGCCGATGCCTGCTCTACAAAATCCAACTGCTTCTGCAACTGCTCTCCGACCAAGCGTGCCACTGCTCCCGAAGCGTCATCACGGAGGTTGACTGTGAGCATCTCCCAGGTGTGTTTGCCTGTGAGATAAAGACGGCTGTTGTAGATTTCTATCGGTATTTCGTCAAAGGTGACACTGGGACGAGTGAAGTCTATTACCTGTTTGGTAAGTTCGGTCCTGGGCGTGCTTACTCCAAAGTTTTCAAACACCACCCGGAAGCGGTATTTGAGTTTGGGCATCAGCAGACCCTGGTTAGGGTTGCTCTGATCACTTGCCAAAGGCACCGTCATGCGGGTCAATGATGAAACTGCCATATCTGTCTCCTAATATAGAATATTTATGTCTGTGTTGGTCATAAAAAACGGGGTCGCAATGACCCCGTTGTCAAAAGATATTTTCATATCAAACTGAGTTGGCACTAGAGATCTGTCCCGAGGCCAGCTCACCAGTGTTCTTGATACGAACCGGAATATAAATGAACTCAACAGCTTTCACAGGTTCGATGGCTATGTCTACATACAGTTCATTGCGATCGATTCGTGCCGGTGTGTTGTTGCTGAGATCACACACTATGAGATAGTCATAGAGACCGCGTTTGGCCACTAGGTCTTGCATGAGACCATCTATGGCATTGGTTATTTCGTTACGGGTGATCTGATCGTTGGGTTCAAACACAAAGTTGCGTCCAATCTCATTGAGTCGACCACGAATATAGGCCACCAACCGAGCTACGTTGATACGATCCAGCGCACTGGCTATGGCCGATTCAGTCTTGTTACCATAGTTGGTGATGCCTACCCCTGGCAAGAACGTGATAGGATTGATCTTGTTTTCGTAAAGTGTGTCACGCAGACCTTGTCCGGTAGCGATACTTTCAAACTCGCCGGTCTGAGCATTGATGTAGCCAAGACGGCTGGCATTGTCAATCACGCCGCGCCGTGCTCCTGCAGGAGCCAACCAAGGAAAGGCCACTTCATCGCTGCGAACAATGGTTCTCAACATCATGTGACTGGCTGGTTGCACTACAACAGCCCCTGATAAATCAGTGGTCTGGCAAGCAGGATAAAACACAGCTAGATAAGGATCGTTTAGGGTCAGTCCGTCGCCGGTATCAAATCCAAGACCGCCGTTGTCGGTGGTCCAGTTAATGATGCTGGTACCACTAGGCGGTAACCTCATGGGTGTATCACCTACAACAAAAGCTGTGTTGCTGCGCTCGTTGTTGAGTCTCACCATGTTGACCATGAGTTCAGGATAGTTGGGGCAACCAATGAGATTGAAGGTGAGCTGTTCTTCACGAAGCATATCGCTGGTATCAACTGCACTCTTCATTGCTTGTACCACCAACTGACGTTGTGCCAAGCGACCCATGTAAGGACTGCCGTCGGCCTTGTTGCCCACAGCAGTGACCCAGGCATTGGTTTCCAACAAACCCCAATAGGTTGGATTGGTAGGTGCATTACCTGTACCAGGAGCTATGGCCACATAAAGTCGACCCTCATAGAGAACCTTGTCGTTGGTAGCATAGCTGGTGGTACTGCTGTAGCTGTCAAAAGCAAAGTCCGTGGCATTAAAATAATTGCTGTCAAACCGCTTGACGTTGTAGCCGCTGCGACGTGTATTGAACAACAGCATACCTGTGGGATGCAGGCTAGGATCGGGTGCATCAACATCTAGATAATCGCTGGTCAGCAGATCTGTTATGGACGGTATGGCATCAGTGATAGGATCTGTGATTCCGTCGTTGGCCCATCTTGCATCAGCAAAGAGTACACCATTAGATGTGGTCTGATCAGTGTTGTCAATGGCCACCCATTGGTCTACTCCATTCACGTTTTCCCAACGCTTGATAATGGGATATACTTCGAGGTTACTGGTATCAATCCAGATATCACCATATACCAAATCTGTCTCGTCGCTTTGCTGAGTAGGTGCAGATGCTGAGACTATGGGACCCGCAGGATCGGTCTGGGTCAGATTATATCCACGCACATCCAACGCAACATTGCGATAACCTTGCCACTCGGTGCCGCTCTGAATCATGATATCAATTTCATTGGTGGTGCTGTAGTACCAGTAGGTGCCATCGGTAGGATCTTGATCCGGTGCATCAGTGCTGGCAGTATAGTCTAAAACCTTCCAATTACTGAGCAGCAAAGATCCAGTGGTTGCGCCAACGCCAGCACGGATTCCCTGGATCGATGTTGAAAAACCTGCATCGGCCAACGGCGTGCCAGATGCATCACTGACTTGAATCAATCCACCCTGGCTGTGTACAAAAGAAATAGCACCAGTGTTGGTTACCACAGCAGAAACATATTGAACATTGGCTGCTGACACAGCCGCAACAAAATCTGCTGCAGTGGTTCCAGCCAGTGTGACGGTAACAGCATCCGAAATTGTCGAAGAGCCAACTCCTGTGGCCTGAAGTGTGAATGTTTCACCTGAAACAAGAGTAGGATTGGTGTTGTCTCCAGTGATCACGGTGGCTCCGCTCTGCCACCGTTGAAAAGCCTTGAGTGTTGCTAGATCGTTGTAGGTGCCATCACCATTGGCTTCAAAACTTGTGCCCCAAGAAAAGTAAATTGTGTTAAGCGGTATGTTGATTCCGCCACCGCTGGGATCAAGTCCATACAGGGCTGTTGTTTCACCGGAGAAGATACTGCCAGTTTGGGTGATGAACGCACCCAGTGTGGCATCGTATCGTTTGACCACAGGATTCACTCCGTTGTTGACCGAGCTCATCATCTGCCATATACTGCCAGTACGACGTGGCACAGAATCGGTGCTGCGCCAACGCGGCACCTGATAGCTGTAACTTTGTAAAAGAGCCGGTGCATGATAGGTGCCGGCTGTGATACCAAGTGCGGTCAACAAAGCACCGGTACTGGTATTGTCAATCAAAATCAATCCACCATCGCCGGTACTGCCACTGTCGCCTGCCAGGCTGTTGGCGTAGAGTACCAATTTGTTGCTGACAAGTTCAGCAGTGACTCCGGTAATACCGGCCGAATTGATAGCAGAAACCAATCCTGCCATGGTGTTGTTGGGTGAAGCTGGCACTTGCACAGCATCATCGTTGATCACTATGGTCTGACCTGCGGTGAGAGCACTGGTCACTGAATTCTGAGCTTGCACTGTAGGCCAGCTGATTTTCCATGCATTGCTGCCCACAGCTACCCAAGCATTGCTGGTATTTTTATAGTAGACAGGATTGTTGGCATTGGTGGTCACTACAGCATAGTCACCGATGCTGCCAATACTGCTCAAAGGCACACCGCCTGTTAGTTGGGTGGTGCTGGTCAGCACCAAAGGTGTCTTGAGAGTGAAAGCACCGGTGGTTTCATTCCATTGGAATATGCCCCAAGCCGATGCAGTCATATCCCACCAATAGGTGTTGTTGGCTGGAGCGCCGGTTGGTCTTACCAGTGTGGCCGATAGTTCTGTAAGATCCACATTGGCTCGCATCACATAAGCACGATTGCTGATACCCAACACACTGAATGCGGCCAAAAGACCGTATTCGTTGAGCTCATAGCCGTTGATGGGTGTGCCAGCTGTGGTGGTATAGAAGAAAGGATTGCCGAACGTGGCAGCGAGATCACGCTGGCTGGTAACCAGGTAAACCTTGCCTGCATTGGCAGCTGTGGTTCCTGCGGCTACACCTGTTCCGGTACCAGAAACCTTGTTTTCTGCTGTGGCCAGCAATATAAACGGTACCGAATTGGTGGCAGCAGGTACATAATTACTTTCGTCTATAACGGTAACTTCAACTCCGGGAGACACTAAAGCCATAGTATTATTCCTTGTAAAAATTGGTTAATACTATTTATTGCGGCCTCCAAAAACCACCACCGAACACAAGCCTTAATTAAGGCCTAAATAAATACAGCATGCGTCCTTTTTGTAAAGTTTGTGGTAAGAACCCGGCAGCTGTCAATGGCTATCACAACAGCAAACGCTACTATCGATCGCGATGTAATGCTTGCATCAAGAAAAATCGTATATTGCGTCCATTCAAGCCCAGATGGCAGACTGCGGGCTACCTTAAAAAAACTCAATGCGACCGATGTCGATTTCGAGCTCGGTCACCAGCACAGCTCATGGTCTACCACATCGATGGTGATCTCAACAACTGCAATTTTAGGAATCTCAAGACGGTGTGTCTTAACTGTGGCGTAGAAATAGTCAAGCAGGAGCTGCCGTGGCAACCCGGAGATCTTGAACCAGATCATTGATCTCTCTGTAGAGATCATCCATGGATCCGTCGTTGACAATCACACGGTCAAAATCAGTGCCTGCCCAGGCCCACTCGGAAGCGTGCGGCAGACCTTGGGGGACAGGCGTATCATGTGTCAGGTGCGATCTTGCCTGTATAAACCATTCAGGATCTCGGCCGCGCAATACACGTATCACATACCCTCCGTTGCGTCGAATAGCGTCAACTTCATTGGGAAATCGGCAATCTGAAATCACTACATCGTCTTGACTCTGCCGCAGTTTGTTTTCAAGACTGGCTATCCAAATTTCGTCGTGGAAATGATTCCTCAGCACTTCTGTGCCCCAATGTTGCAAAATCAATCTTGGTGTGATTTTCATGTGCAATCTGTGACTCCACCACTCATCGGGCTGCTCTCTCCACTCGCGACTGCTACGAGTTCGCCCTTCGATCATGTCTCGGTCCCAGCCAAATATCGCTGCTACCGCATCTTTGAGACTGGCTGCAAAGCTGTCACGACGAAATCCGTGAACATTTACTAGGTAGTCGGCTATGGTATCTTTGCCGGCTCCAATCAAACCACACACACCTATGATCATGCTATCTCCTTGATGTTTAGGCTCTCCAAGGCATCCCACAACAACAGTATCTGCCGACGACAATCTTCCAAGGCATGATGACTGGCAGGATATCGTTCTAGATTGGGGCACAACGCAAAAACAGTGCGACTGTCACGCACAGCATAGTACTTCCATGGCAACGGCATCTGCAGGCTCTTGAAGGCATGTTCTAATATGTTCATGTCATAGGTAGGACCTTGTGCCCATACCCTCCGGGCATGCCATACCATGCGATGCAGTCCTTGCAGAGCCATGCCCAAAGGCACCCGGTCCTGTTCACTGAAGGCTTCATCACGCACTGCAATCGGTTGTGTGGCCCACCAATCGATGGTGCCTTGTTCGATGGTTCTCCCTTCCTGGCTTTCCAGGTCCACTCGCACATAATAGTCACGCCCAAACCGATCACGATCAAGCGGATCAAATTCCTGGGCTGCGATGGTGAGGATAGTGGTTTCAGGGCCGGTGGCCAACCCCTCTATGTCGATCATCACGTCGATGATATTACCTCATAAATAAAAATGCCAGTCGCGATGTTGGAAGCATCCACCGGCTCTATGATTAGAAAGGAATCACAGCCATGTATTTACAGAACAAGTATCGCAGTTGTTATTATGCGCTCATTGAACGGGCAAAGTCAAGATCTGTTCAGCCCAGTATAGTCGAAAAACATCATATTATCCCAAAAAGTTTGGGTGGCAACAATTCAAAAGAAAACCTAGTTTCGTTGACACCTAAAGAGCACTACGTCTGCCATTTGCTTTTAACAAAAATGTGTGAGGGTGATGCAAGAAGAAAAATGGTATATGCTTTTTGGGCATTGTCTAATTTATGTAACAAGCATCAAGAACGCAAATCAGTCAAAGGCCGAGTTTATGAAAAACTTCGCCAAGAATTTATAAACTATCAACGATCGTTAACCGGTAATAATAATCCTAACACTGGCAGGAAGACTGGAAGAACTAAAGAAACTTTCACCGAAGAGTGGAAGGCAAAAATTTCGGCGTCTAAAAAAGGAAAACCAACATGGAATAAAGGAATACCGAGACCTGATTCAGTTAAGCAAGCGGTATCAAACGCAAACAAGGGCAAAGTTCCTTGGAACAAGGGTTTGAAAAACTTCAAAGAAATTAGTAGATGCGGAAAGTCAAGATCTAGCGATTGAGCTGGCGGATCAGTTTGCTCTTGGGATTTACTCTTTTGGTACGTTTGGTTTTGCGGGCCTGCCGTACTTTGGTGCGCTGACGGGTCTTTTTCATGCGCTGTGCTTGGGCTATATCGGGTGCAGACGAGCAGTCCGACACCGCAGGCACCGTTCTATTTTTCCTAGAGCCAGATTCACATCGCCAGCGAAGACTGACCTTACCAGTACGGGGATTGCGACGCCACACCATACGGTGTTCATCTAGGATGAACTCATTGGCTCTCACTGTATGGGTCCACCTTCCACCCAAGCTGTGCAGGTGCGTTTGGCTGCGCACTTGAACTTGAGGAATTTGCAGTAGCCTAGATCGCCAGCATCAATGGTGCTCATAGGATCACTGCCAGATTCACTGCCAATTCCTCGGGCTATACAATCCTGCATGCTGTCGCTGACATCAAAAGCCGCACAATTGCCACAACGCGCCGATTTAGCTTGGTCGATGTCAGACATGTTCCACTCATCGGCTATGCGGCTCCAGTATTCTTCGTTGGGCTGGTTGGGATCCAAGGGTCCATACATGTACTCATCGATGGCCTTTTTGCGATTGCGCAGATTGAGTTCGATGTTTTGGGTAGCTGGAGGACAGCCTTGTTCTACTGCTTCCAACAAATCTATTAGGTCTCGCATGATTTATCCTATAACAAAGCTGATAGGTTGGCTGCCATCTACATAGAGCCTGAGTTCTTCGATGCTGCGTTCTATCTGAGCTTGTCCCTCACTCTTCATGGCAGCTCCGTTGAGCGCGGTGCCACCTTGTGGTCCTGCGATAGAAGCAAATTTTTCACGTGCTTCTCCTATAATAATTTTACTGGCACCCAGCATGCAGTCGCGAAACCATTGCAGGATAACTGGATCACTGAGAAGAGTGATTTCGGGTTTCTGATTATAAGTCCAGATCAGGACCACTTCATCATTGCCACGTGGGTCTCTTATGATCTGCAGTTTTTTTGTGACTGTGTTGAAGGTATAGTTGATGTAGCCACCAAACATGCGTGCGGCCAACTCAACATACTGTTGATAGAAATCATATGTGGCCATGCCTCCAGATGCGGAATTAAAATTCAAGAGATAAACATTGAGCGTGGCAGCCCCGAACGGATCAAAAGCATTGCCTCCCACACCGGTAATACCAATGGTTCTGCGGAATATCTGGCGAACTGTGCTGACTTCCTGGGGCAAGGTATATTCGTTGACATCGTTTTGTAGCTCTAAGAAAATGTAGCTTTCTTCATAGGCGTTTTGTGCCCGCTGCCGATAGGTACCCAGAGTTCGCTGATAAGCCGCTTCAAAGTGCTGAGGATCCAACTCGATGTCAATGATGTCGTCGCCTAACTGGAGACGAGTATAGGCTATGAGATCTTGCTTGAGGGAGTCATGGGTGGTTGTGGCCATTGCTCAATATTTATGTTATGTGACTGCTTATTTTACCTTCAATATCACGAGATTCTCGTTGCCACGACCGTTGTAGCGCACTTCAGTGGCACGTATGTCCTTGAACAATCGCCGTGAATTCGGCACCGATGCTGTCAGGAGCGCTTTGAGTTGTTCAGCCGGCTTGCGCAGGGTTTTTTGCACTGTATTAGTTTCATCGAAGCCCACCAAGGTGTTGTTTTTTATGGTCAAAGATCCAATGTGTGCATCTGCTACCACATGCACAAGTTTGCGTTTTTTTGTATCGTACAACCAAGCTTCACTGGCGGATATCAGACGAGCCGGTGGTAAACTGACAAGTGCAAGCTCGCTGTGTTGATTCTGGAACTTGAATTTCCGAGACAAGTGCTCAGGGCTCACGGCCTTTTTCTTTTTGGGTTTGCGCTCGATCTGTTTGATCTGCTGATAGCTACCACAATCTGCCAGCACTTGTTCACAGAATTTGATCAGACCGCGCAGTTGTACCTTGCTGAAATGACTATAACCTTCTGCTAGATCTGTGTCCTTGCCTGCGACCAATTCGGTTAGTTCACCCAATCTCTGCTGCCAAATATCACGTATCACTGGTACCATCTGGGCCGGAAGATTCATGCCACGCAGTATCGACAACGGTTTGAAGTCGGCCGACATCTTGGCGCCAGCAGCGATAAGATCATCGTAGAGTCCTTCCAGTTCGCCGGCAACGTCGTGGGCCTTGCATCGCAACCGATCCTGTATGTTTGGCACTGGGATCACATCAACCGTGGGTGTTACCACTTGGTTGACTTCGTGCCAGGCATGCAGATGGTCTGAGATAGTGGTCTGCACATATTTCTCTTCGTGTTCGTCAAATACCCAACCTTTGATATTCATGCGACACAGCCATGCCAATTGATAGGGCATAGCACTGTCAGGTATGCGTGCGAACGCTCGATGACGATCTTTGTGATTGATCCACAACCAATCTAGCACACACTGTTTGGCGGTTTTCTTGTCGCAGTGATAATTGTACCACTGAAATGCGCGCAACAAATGTATCTGTCTTTGATCTTCCACTATGGCCTGTGGCCATTCTGGCTCTTGACCAGTGTATTTGGTATCCGCGGTGCGAGGCACCAGATTTTTTATCTTTTCCTTGACCATTTGGCTCTCCAATAAACGCAACATCAGTATAACAGCTTGTGATTTACTGGTCAATCTATAGCGATAAATAACTGACAGGATCCTTTTCATGCCCAGATTAAGCCTTTATCGTCCCAATCGAACCAGCGACTATCGTTTTTTGGATCGTACCATATCTGAAATGTATACTGTGGGCGGCCTTGACATCTATATTCACAAATATCTCGGGCCCAACACTGGCGGAGAAGACAGCACCGAAAGTGGCAATTATGATGCCACACAACCAGTGTACAGCAACGAAAATCCATTGTTCATACAAGATCTGCTGCTGTTGGAAAATCGCGATCGCAGCTATGATCGTGATGTGTATCGCCTGCGTGGTGTCTATAATGTGCAGGACATTGACTTTGATCTCAGCCAGTTTGGGTTGTTCCTGCAGAACGATACTTTGTTTATCACTTTCCACTACAATGACATGATAGATACCATGGGGCGTAAACTCATGAGCGGTGATGTGTTGGAAATACCCAATCTGCGCGATTTTAATCCCTTGGATACCAGCACAGTGAAATCTTTGCCGAGATACTACGTGATCCAAGATACGTCTTTTGCCAGCGAAGGATTCAGCCAGACCTGGTTGCCCCACCTATGGCGTGTCAAAGCCACACCCATGGTCAATCAGCAAGAATACAAGCAGATCACAGATCAGGCTTTCATGCCCGAGCAAATCTGGGATCCAGGCAACTTTTACCCAGCAGGTACCGTGATCAACTATGGCGATACCTACTATCGAGCTCGCATAGATACGCCAGTGGGCACAGACATAACCAATACCACGTACTGGACATTGATAGAGTCACCGGACACTGTGAGCCAAAAAATGAGCACGCGTACCAAGGACCTAGAAATCAACGATGCCGTGCTGTTGCAAAGCGAGATTGAGGTGCCCTTGTCAGGCTATGACACAGTGAGATTCTATATCTATCCCACCAACAGTGACGGCACCCCGGGAGATCCAGGTGGTATCACCGTGGACCAAACCGGTGAGACTGTGGACAATTCTGGATTGGACATCAGCAACCAAACCCAAACACCACGGGCCAACGGTTGGACCATGGGTTATCTCACCGGAGATGGCTTAGCACCCAATGGCTTACCGGTCACACCCGGAACAAGTTTTCCGCAGGCTCCCAGTGAAGGCGACTATTGTCTGCGACTAGATTATTTCCCTAACCGGTTGTTCCGATTCAACGGCCGTGGCTGGATCAAGATAGAAGATTCAGTGCGCACCGATCTCACTAACGGACCCAACAACCAGACCCTGCGCAGTGGATTTGTCAACAATGACTACACTGTGCAGACCACCGATCAAGGTGCTATACCCAGCCGACAGAGTCTCAGCGAAGCTCTCAAGCCACAGGCCGACAACGGCAACGACGGTGGCAACAAAACTCCTAATCCAAGGCCCCCGGGACGATGATGAGCCAAACAAGATCCAAATATTACGGAAAGGTGGTCTAGGTGCAGTCCTTTTTCTACGATGCACAAATACGCAGATTCCTCCTGCAGTTTGCCAGGATCTTCAGCAACTTTCAGGTCGAGTACGGCAATGACGAAAGCGGTACACCTACTTTGTTGCGTGTACCAGTGCGTTATGGAGATTCCAGCCGACAGGCACAAACAGTGCTGCAAAACAATTCGGCCAGCACACTGACATCAGCACCGATGATCACATTCTATATCACAGGCATGGACTACGATCGTCCCAGGATGCAGGAACCTTATTTCGTCAGCAAAATGCAGGTTCGCCAACGCAGCTACGATGCTGACACCAACACATACGAAACCACACAAGGCAATGCGTTTACCATAGAACGTATGATGCCAGTGCCCTACGTGATGACTATCAATGCGGATATATGGACCACAAATACCAATCAAAAGTTCCAGCTGTTTGAACAGATATCCACTCTCTTCAATCCTGCTTTGGAGATCCAGAGCACAGACAACTACATCGATTGGACCAGCCTCAGCGTGGTCGATCTCGATCAAACCACATGGAGCAGTCGCAGCATACCAGTGGGCACCGATGATCCCATAGATATCATGACCATGCGATTCAGGATTCCAATTTGGATATCAAGTCCAGCCAAGGTCAAGAAACTGGGCGTGGTCGAGCGCATTATAGCTTCCGTGTTCGACAGTCAAGGCGATGCTGCCGAAGCCATCACCAACAACGATCTCTTGCTGGGCACACGCCAGAAATTCACACCATATGGCTACCAGGTCTTGCTGATTGGCAACAAGCTACAGATATTGAAGCTGAGCAAGACAGTGAATCCCACAAACAACAACACCGACAGCCAATCTTTCCAGACCAGCAACGAAACATGGACCACCGTGGTCAATCAATACGGTACCTTGCGACAAGGCATCAGTCTTGTACGGTTGGATCTGACCTGGGATGACACACAGATTACCGGAACAGTGTCCTATGATCCCACTGATCCCAGATTTCTTTTGTTTTCTGTGGATGCTGATACCTTGCCACAAAACACATTGGCAGCGGTAGATGCGGTGATCGATCCCTTGCTGAGTGGCCCGGGCGCAGGGCTGGATCCTGCCATGCCGGGCACGCGCTATCTTGTTCTCAACAACATCGGTGGCGATCAAGCAACTCAAAGCTGGGGCGATCTTGTGGCCAGAACCAACGACATCATCGAGTTTGACGGTGTCAGCTGGCAAGTATCGTTCCACAGTTCAGACAGTGTTGACACACAGTTTGTTACCAATATCACCACTGAACTACAGTACAGGTGGACCGGCACCGGCTGGGTGAAAAGCTATGAGGGGCTCTATCCCGGAGGCGAATGGCAGCTCATATTATAGATGCTGTGGGCGTATGGTTTTACTGTCCAGTCACTGAGAGATATCTCTATCTATTGAGGTCGGATCGGCGCAATCCTGATGTGTGGGGGTTGCCGGGCGGCAAACTGCTGGGTGGCGAAAGCCTGTTGGAGGCCATGGATCGCGAATGCAGAGAAGAACTGGGATCAGTTCCGCCCTATCGTGGATTGGCTCCTTTGGAAAAGTTTACCAGTCCTGACAGACACTTCCATTATCATACTTTTTTTGCAGTGGTAGACCAAGAATTCTTGCCTACCTTGAATCACGAACATCTTGGTTATGCTTGGATCAACGCAGATCGATGGCCACAACCCATGCACCCAGGGCTCTGGAGCTTGATCAATCTAGATGAGATACATACCAAATTGATGATATTGCGTGGGCGCGATCACACGTCGCATTGCGAAACGAAATCACGATAGGTAAGATTATGGCAGTTTGATATGCTGCGCCAGGATTCTGGAACCACAGTGGGCTGGCAGACCACATAAAAATCAGTTTTGTTATAGACCAACATTATGTCGGTGATAGATTTCTGCCAGACTCCTATGTCACCCAGGTTGTCTTGGGTGTAGCCCAGGAGATACACTTCAGCGTGGCCATCAAAACAGGCTAGATACACTACCATGGCTGAGTCCGGCAAGGGGGGACTAAAAGGACAGAGAAAATATTGTCCAGGAAAAGCCAACACACCATGAGGATTCGAGTAACACACTGTGTCATCACCGTAGTCCGTGTCAGCGATGGCAGCCAAGCGAGCCTGGTCAGACGTTATGTAGAAATTTAAACGCATCTGCTGCCATACGTCTCCGCAGGCATAGGTCTGTAGCCGTTTGCTGGCACGTAGTCCACCACGATGTCGTTGCAGACGGGTGTAGTCAAATCTGTTGTGATCAACTGAGCTACCAATGCAGGCAGCACGCCCTGATATGTGTTGATTGGTGATGGGATTGGCTATCCATTCGCGTTCTTGTGTTTTCTTGCCGTCGCGATATTGGGTCTTGAGTATCACAAACTCACCATCATAGTCGCGGCGATAACGTTCAACCAGCATGCGTCCCCCTCTTTCCTGCCAATACCAGTTTCAACATGATGCCGTTACAGCATCTTTGGCTGTTCCTGGTGTGTGATAAGCCGAGCAGATGGTGTATGCCTAGCTGAAATACCATGATTGTGTGGGTTGTGCAGCTACATTGCCTCCACCGCCGCCTGACAGCGTGATATTGACGTTGCTGGTCAGCACAAAAGTAGACACTGGATCAGTGAGCGTGACCCTGGGCACGGTCCAGCTCAGCTGGCTGATGATAGGTGCATCAATCGTGACAATGGCAGCCGCTGGTGCAGAATCGATCTGTGCAGACAAGAAAACGCCCAGTGTGATCGAAGGTGCTTCTAGACCAAAAACAGGTACTGCCATGTCAGGCCGACCTCAGCAGCCAGAGATCCCTTGCTGTGTCAAGGTTATGTCCTGAATACACCGGCACATAGGTGTCGCCGTCGATGGTGTAGCTGGCAGCGGTCACGTATTGTGCATATCCAACGTTGTTCTGGAACATGCCCTTGTAGATGCCCGGAGCTTTGCCTATAGAGGCACTGGCTGTGCTGTAGCTGTGGCATCTAAATACCACAGGAAACACCGGAGGTACCGTTAGGCCACTGTCAGGATCTGCGACTGGCGTATCGAACATCGCGAGGTAACCTACGCTTGGAGATGTGTTGACGATCAACGTGCCATAGTTGCTGGTCAGCTCGGTGTCAAACAGCGGACGAATACTGTAGTATGAGCCGAATTCATTGCCTGGTGCCTGCGATCTACTGCTAAAGGCCTGACTTAGACCAGTGATGGCGCAACCGATGTTGGTCTGGAAGGTCTTGTACTGTCCAAAGATCCTGGCTGCATACTGGGTGCCATTGGTACTGATGTATGCGCTCCAGGCCGCCACACGTTCGGTATGAGACACGTAATGGATACCATTGTTTTGTTCACGAGTATAGGCAAAATGCACCCAGGGCGGATTGTCGGTCCTGGCTGTTTCCCAAGGAGCCACATCACGCACACCAAAATACCAGAAATATCGTGG